TTTTTACCCCGTTAATGAAATGTTTGTTGAAAATATTTTGGAGTTTAACGTAAAACCTTCTTTAAACTTATTTAAAGGAACCCTAGTAGGACTAGGTAGTAACATTAGGAATGTTACAGCTAAGGTTTGCAACATTAAAGTTGCCATGGTTGTGTTAGGTACAGCAACTGCATATCATCAACGCAGTAACATACGCTATTATTTAACCACTCGCATCGTAATACCTTTTGAAACTTTTGTCATTAATACCTGTTCTTCCGACATTATGCCGGATTTACGACAACGTTTCAAAGATGAAAACTGTCTGGCGATTATGGCCCACAATACACCTCGTAATCATAGTCACCCTGCAGCTGCTAGTTTGCGATGCAAAGCCAATACTTTTATGGATCATTTCTCGCATTGTGTAGGATTAACACCTTTTTCCGTGTCCATGAGCCGCACCCAGCGTACACACGCAGCGGCTGGCTCAAGATACTACCACACAGTGAAAGATTTGCAAATGGAACCCTCCTATCATAAACCAGGTGATTGCCACATAATCACCATGACTGATGTAGACTACTATGTCGATTTGAGGCGCGAACTCCGTGGACTACCCGTCCTCATGTACACTTTTGTACCATTGGCTCCCGCGGGGCCAACTACAGAAGGAGTTTACTGCGCACATCAAGATGACACTGTCGAGACAGTCATCAATGGAGGAGCCCGTTACCAACATCCTTGTTGGGACTACGACACCGATCATTTGGTTGTCGATCATTTGTTCTACTCAATCTTTTACCTTGTGGAACAAATTCAAGTCTCAACTGATCGTAGAATCATATTTTTGAATCCGATCAGGAAAGTATATGGCCCATTTGCGCGATGGCTTCCGGGTAAGCGCCTGGCCCGCCGCAAATTCAACCATGCTGAAATCGCTTTCACTCGTTATACCTTGAGTGATGCAGATTCAACAAAGTGCTATTTTAGCATTGCCAAATTTGGAGAATTTCAGTCTTGCACTATTACCAGCAACACTTTCTCCACGGCTTTCATTCGTACATCCGAATGTAAAGAGCCTAATCTTGGACAGGTGGAACGCGTATTCAATCACGCTAAAGTACCATCACCATTAGACTCAGCCGCTCTTTTCTATGATGCCTACAAGCGAGCACCACAGATGTTTGGCAAGGCCCCTACGATCATCACACCCTGCGTGGATCAACATACATACCAGGCTGTGGGGCCCTTTGTGACGGAAGACGGTAAGAACTCTATGCGTGCCATTTGGCCGGGTTACTGCGGTAACACGTTCTCACCAGCCAAGTCATATAATAATGATAAGGCATGCATAGCAGGTCGTATTGATGAACCAAGGAACAAAGAACCTAAATTACCACCTATTTACTATACATTCTTTGATGAATTTAGTAAATTCTTAGTTCCTGGAACTTCCGCCGGAACCTTAGCACCGCTGAACCATGATGAAATGGCAGCCAAGTTTAATCGACCCTCTCAGAAAGCATTGATTGAGCAAGTTAAGAATACTATGCTCATGGTTGACCCTAAAGTTAAATCTTTCCAGAAAGCTGAAGCTTACCCAAAGATCGTACACCCGCGCAATATCTCCACATTACCAATGGATCACAACTTTTGTCTTGGACAGTACATGTACCCTTTTATGGATGCAGTACTTAAGACAAGCCATTGGTATGCGTTTGGTAAAACACCACGACAAATCAGCTATTTATTACACGCAAAAGCCCAGCAATCTAATTATGCTGTTCCTACTGACGCAGACAAACTTGATGGTTCTGTTCGAGCAGTATTACGTGACCTTTTTCTCACATGCCTTTTGCGTGCGTATCCCCGTGAATATCACGAAGCGATACGTCGTCTGGAAAACAAAGAACGCCACATCCGTGCCACTACAGCAAACGGAGTTTCGTATGACACTGGAGCCACCATTTTGTCTGGCTCAGTCATAACGAGCGTCCTTGGGTCAGTCATCAACGCTTTCCTCAACTATTGCGCCCTTCGCCATCATTATACACCTGAAGACGCC